GGCCCTCGCGGTGGCCACACTGGACAGGAACGAACTGTAGTAAAAGGTGAACCACTACCACCTACGCCTCAAAAAGGACAGTCGTACACCATATCTGATCCGACAAAAAACAATGCCGGAAAAGGTAAGTAATGAATCTAGTAGCCGCTATCTTAGCGGCTACTTCCATATCGTGATATCAATTGCTTCCATTTCTTATAATTTATTATTCCTCTGTAAGCGCTGGACTTGGAAGCCTCTTCGCTGCCTGCTCTTCCGTTTCCTCATACCACTTTGCTCTATACTCCTCTGGTCGCATAATTCCAGCCGCCAGATCCAACCGATCCTGTTGCCGTTCCGTTTCCTCGTCCACAAGAATCGAATCCTTAAAGTTACAGATAAATTCATAACCTGATTGAGTAAGTGCATTATAGAAAGCCAGGGCATAGACTAAATCTTCCAGGCAGTCTTTTAAGTTGGATTGGATAGCTTTTACCATATTGTATTTGCGTTTCTTAGCTATTTTGGCTTCTGTAGCTGTTTTGTCCACATCACTTACATCAGATAAATCTCCATATGATAGATTCGTATTAACCTCAATACGACGTAGGTATGCATTCAAGCCATTGATCATGCTCTGATCACGCAATTCCGGGCTGTATTCCTTGTAAAGCTCTTCTCCTCCTGATTTCGTCAGGTTCAGGCCCCTGTATAGCCTTTTGTTAAGCTTAGGCATCACATATCTGGTCTTACCTTTTCCGTCCACGACTGGAGCTGCCTGTAAGGCTGTCATATCAACATGTACCACACGCTCTCCGCTTTCAAACTCCCAATCCAATCGTCCAAATTGTGTATCTGTCTTTCTAATTAGGGCAATAGACGAATCATAAATAGACACTCCGCAGGCGGAACCGTCAATCTCATTCTTAATCGGGTTTCGGTAATATCCAAAGTCTGGCCGCTCTACCCCTTTGTATGTGACATCTTCCGGAAGTGCAGCCCATTCCGCTACCACTGACAATTTTATAGGACTGCCGATGCTACTTACATTTGATGTATGATATGCCTTGTTCTGGATGCGCAAGGTCAGGCTCTGATCCCATTCATGAAATTCAAAACGTAGGTAAAAATTATTTTCTCCAATACGTTTTACCTGAATGAATACTACACTGGTTAGGCGGCCACGGGAATCAAAGGAGATAGGTACAAACCGATCAGCCGTCACATATTCCACGGCATTTCCTCCCAGAGGCTTTATACAGAAAGATCCCATGCCAATTCCTGCCTGCAAGTTTTCATTCAGATCGCTGATGGCTGTCTGATATATTTTGTCCAACTTCGCATTGGAAACATTGGACTTCATTTCATTTAAGCAGACATTAGAAAACTCACGGCATATCCCCTGTTCGATCTGAAGAGAATCTACCTGATCATCTACCCATGGAGCCTGACCACGATATATGGAACCCCATAACTCAATTTTTTCTATCATCTGTTGACTGATCCCTGCCTCCTGACCAATCACCTGTTTCAAAGTTTTTACTGGGAACATCTTTCTTATCACCCCTCTTATTGCATTCAGTAAATTGCCAAACAATCTATCACCTGCCTTACTGGCCTTTCTTTTTCCAAACCGAATTCATAGCATAGCGGACAGCATCAATCGCATGGTTATTCTTATCTGGATAGCCGCTAATGACATTACCTTCCTTGTCCCGTTCATATTCATAGTCCATAAATTCTGTAGCTGCCTCCGGGCATCTAGTATTGTCTATAATAATCTCTCGTAAGGACTGTAACCATTTCATGCTGTATTCTACCGATCCCGGTCCTTTTACTGCTCCCCGGGCTAGTAGACCATAGGAACGATAATCCCCTACAGACTTTTCCTCTGCGCTATCGCAAGTAATTAAGTCGTTACCTGAAATTCCCATCTCAATCAAATGGTCTGCGGTCTGCCGGTTACTCTGCTTGTTGCATCGATATTCATGGAAGAGGAAAAGTCTTAGCCTAGCTGGATCATAGTAACACCGGACAAAGTGAAATGGATCTGGATACCAGCCCCAGTCCAAGCCGTTATAGATGCAATCAAATTGTTCTATCTCCTCATCTGTAATGGCTTTAATAAGCACGTTCGTGAACACGCTGCCACCACTACCATTGGCAACTCCCAGATATTCATTTTCATAGGCTTCTGGGTTCGTATCTTTTAAGAATTCAGCCTCATCTAAAAATGGCTTTCCTAACCACTTGGCCGGCACCTGTAGATATGTACTCTCTGACACCAACCGGGTTTCTTTCGGTACTTTAATGTACTTATTTGCCCAGTTGCTAGCCGTCTTAGGTGGGTTAAAGGATTTGAAGATAAAAGCTATGTCGCCACCACGAATTACCGACTGTTCAATCTTACGGACCGATTCAGGTCCGGTAAACTGATCAAGCTCTTCCAACCAGAGGATTCCAATATAACCAAATGGTACTTTGATTGATTTTACTTTTCCCGGATCATCAGCACCACGGAAATAGATCTTTTGGCCGGTACTGATTCGGGTTATTTCCATGGGGCTGACAGTC